CTAGTTCTTTATCATCCATATCTATATCTAATTTATTTAAATGCTTTTCAAAACTTGCACCATTAAAAGACACTTTGTTTTCTTTTACCCACTTGTTTACTCTTGCCATATCTACTTTTGGTTTAGCTGACATTCCACTTTCTACAACAGGCTCTGGTGCTGGTTTTGGTGCAACTACTTTTGGTGTAGGTGGTTTAGGTTGAGAAGATGGTGTTTTAGGTTGAGAAGATGGTTTAGGTTGAGTAGATGGTTTAGGTTGAGTAGGTTGCTTGGTAGATTGAGATGGTGCTTTTGGCTGTGCAGGTGTAGATTGAGTAGGTTGAGTAGGTTGTTTAGGTGCAGATGGTGCTTTAGGTACAGATGGTGTTTTAGATTGAGATGGTGCTGGTGGTTTAGATGGTGCTTTAGGTTGAGCAGGCTTATCTTGTTTTACATCAATCGTTGGTTGCAAACTAACACCACCTAAAACTTGTTGTAATTCAGGTGATGCCATTATTTGAATTAAAGCATCAACTACACCTTTTTCAGTTCCACTTTCTATCTCTTCTAATGCTTGCTTTGCTTTTTCTGGATCACGACCTCTCAATGCTTTTAAAATTTTTACTGCATGGGGATTTAAATCTTTCTTAGTATCTATTTGATTGATCTTTTTAGCAATAGACTTAGATTCTTCACCACCTTGACCACTACTTGAAGGTGATTTGCTTTCTTCCTTTTTTTTCCTTGCACTCTCCATCTCTTTATTAAAATCTTCTTTTGCTTGTGCATTGCCTCTCGCATATGCAGTACCAAAAGATACTTCTACACCTGTTGCATCATCTTTATATTTCTTATCTTTTAATCCTCTTTTTACTTTATTTGCTAACTCAGGATCAGCTTTACTTTTCGATTTCGCATCTTCTTTCTTTTTTTTACTTTCTAATCTTGAAAATAATTGAGATGCCATTGAATGTAGTTCATCCAATTCTTTATCAGCAGTCTTTATATATAAAGGATCTAAAACATACATTTTATTTTTACCTTTTTGCTACTTTGGTTGTATGTAAGGATAAATCTCGATCTCCTTCTGCTCCTAAATTCTCAATGTCTTTATCTTCTTCCACTATCCTATTTTGTCTTAAATCTTCTCTTTTAGGTTTCAACTTAGGTGATGGTTTTACCATTTCGGATACTCTTTCATCTTCTTTTTGTGATTTGCTTTTGGTTGCATATCTTTGATGTGGACAGGTAGATGCAAACTTCTTATTATGAATTGACTCATCCATATCCACCACATCAAAACAATATGGTGTTAGCTTTTTTCTTACATCTCTTAATGCCTGTGATATCAATAAATAACCTTTTCTCTTTTTCTCTTCATCATCTTTGATACTCAACCAAATAGATTGCAAATCTCTAATAACTTGTGCTTGACCTTCTAAAATATCCAGCAACTTTAAATCTTTATCTAATGAAATTGCCTCTTCAAAAAATGCCTCAATCGTTAAGAAATGCTTTCTAATACAATCAGGACATCTCTTGCGAACATTATTTAAATGATCTTCCAATAAACAAGATTGCTTACAAATCTCTCTCATATTAAATAGAGGATTCATAATAGGCAATAAGCCTAAATCACTTTCACTAGCTTTTTTTAAAGTTTTTTTTTTAATGTTGCCAAGCGACTTGCAACTCTTACAAATGGACTAACTTGATTTTCATCTGTAATTTCATCATATCCAAAGGTTTGTGCATCACAAATATAATCATGATGTTGCTCTTTTACTTCATGAATAATGCAAGGCACACCAAAGTGTTTTTCAACAAAATCTTTATAATGACCCATGTTTTCATTTTCCCAAATATGCACCACTTTAAAATTATGTTTTTTAAATAAATCTTCCATAACTGTGGTCTTAAAAAGTTTTGCACTAATACCTGTGTTAAAGAACAAATAGTCAAACATTAAACCTTTTTGTTTCAATAAAGATTTTACTCTTGGCTTATGTGACTCCACACGACCTGTACATAAAATACTCACTACATTATGTGCATTTTCACTTCTCTCTGCATCTGCTACTGTAGATGCAATCCACCAATCATCTGATGGTTTTAATGGAATACAAGGATGTGTCATCGCAACAGGATTTGCAAACCAACTCCATTGCCCGGGTACTTTCCACCATTCAGGTTTATATTCTGGTGTCTTGAACAATGTACCATCAAAATCATATAAATGTAATTCATTACCTTTCCATTTTAATTCTGTTGGCATTGGTTTATATCCAAAATCAGGATTATCATATTCTGTAAAGCTAGACTTTCTTCTCATTTTTCACTCTCTATTTTTTCATATCAGTTTTCTTAATAAAGAATGTTTATTTAATATTTATTAAAAACGACCACCTTCACCTTCAGGTTTTGGCTTAGTATATTTCACACCTATATTCTTTGCTATTGTTTCAATAGCATCACTATTCTCTGCTATCATTCTACCTGCCTCTCCATATATACCCCTTAACACTTCATTAAATGTACTGTCATTAAATGTTAAAGCATCTCTCTTTAGCTTTGCCTTTGTCGTTTCACTGTCGATATTCAATAACTCTAAAATCACATCTATATCTAATGATCCCTTTTGATATAAATTAAACAAAGCATCAAATGTGTCTTGGTTATCTCTTAATCCTAAACGAGTAAATGATAACGATGGATGAACTACTACTTCTTCTCCATCATCATCTACCTCGATAAATCCCATTCTCTCACACATAGGTTTAAGCATATTCTCTTCTACCATCTCTTGTAAGATTTCTCTCATTAACATATATCTAGTGTTAATAACTTCTAGATGAATACGATCACCACTATATGCACCTTCTCCACTTAACAAACTTTCTGTTACACCTAAACCTGCATATAGCTGTCTATCTGTCATATCATATTCAGATGATAAATCTAACAAGCGACTATCTGCACCCATTTCTTCCCAATTCACTTGAAAATTTGAAATAATAGAATAATCAGGATCTTGTAATGCTAAATCTACTTGATCTCTTAATGCCTCTACATCCATAGCATCCATATCTTCTGCATATACCAAACGAATAGGTGTTAAGTGTCTTGATGCAATACTTGTCTGTGCTTGTCTTAACTTATCTCTAAACACTAAAATTCTTAAGCACCTTTCTAATACACTATGTCCTCTTGGCTCATATTGTGATTTCTTTCTTGCCATGTAAAACACAAAACTTCCTAAATTAGGATCGGTATTTAATGGAATATTTCTACCTTCTTTAATAGCATCCACAACATCAGGTGGCATTGATCTAGCTATTCTTAATGCTTCAGGATCTTCCATACCTGCTCGCTCAACCACATCTTTTGTTTTGCTATCAGGTATTAATTGAATCATTTTTTGATCTGTAAATGGAAAACTTTCCATATGAACTTGTTCGGGTGGCAAAATACGAATAGCTGTCCATCCTTTATAATTCTTTTTCATCCACTCGTATGCTCGTTCATTACTATCTTCGTATTCTTCCCAAAGTTCTTCAATTTGATCTGCTGTACCTTCCTTTAAAGAAATCTTTTTTTTATGTGTTACTTCTTTAGGCATATCTGGATTGTTATCTTCACAGAACACAAACACTTCACCTAATAGATTATACTCATGCACGATTTCAATAAGTCTGTGTAAAAGACCTACTTTCTTTGCCCATTTTTCACAAAAGTTTAATGCTTTTCTTGCCAATTCACTATCTTTAGCTTTTGGCATACCTAACCTAATTTTTGATAATGGTAATTCTGTATGCAAGTCAATTGCTTGACCAACAAATGGATCTGTACGATAGAAAAATCTAAAGTAGTTTCTTTGTTCATCTTGAGATTGTGGTAATTCCAAAAAGTCTGTTGAAAGTTCAGGTGAATAAAAATTACCACCTCCACCTAATTGAGTACCTCCTGTTGTCATCGCAACCTTTACTCTTGATTTCATTTCATTAGGTGTTAGCTTTTTAGCAGGCTGTGTTTTTACCTTTTCTCTTGGTCTAACTTTACTCACTACCTTAACATCATCGTCTTCAATCGTTGGTGTCTGTTGGTTTGATTGCTTTGCCATTTTCATCCTTCCTTTGCTTTATTAAATATTTCATTATTGTTTTTAATAACTTAACATGGTCAGGATGTCCCTCGTAAAACTGCTTCCATGTTCCTCCTTTTTTATTATACAATAAAGCAATCTCATCTATTAAATCTAAATCTTCTTTTTCACTTCCATAAGAGATTTCTAATATCCTTGAAATCACTCTTTGATATGCTGTTCCTAAATGCTTTGGTTTCATAATTCATTTAACCTTTCTTGTTTATTACACATAATAATTAAAAGGATTATCAAATGTTTAATGAAAACCATCACTACTATTCCCTTTGTATGTTCTTTCTTGAAGACTACTTAGAACTCGGTAGTAAACCTTATATTTTCTGTTCAGATCAAGATACTCTTATTGCTGAATGGTTTGAACTCCAAATCAAAATCCAAATCAATTTGCTTAATTTAGATACTGACTTGTATTTCAAAAATCTACTTGACCATCGTAATAATATATATAACTATGGTAAAAGATACCTTTTAAAAAAACATATCCATAGCAAAGGACTACATTCACATGGCTAACCTTATTGATGTTGCAAAATACATTCTAGATACATATAAAAGCACTACAGGCATAAAACTACATAAGCTACTTTATTACTGTCAACTCCACCACTACATTAAACATAACAAACCACTTATTATAGATGATGCTGATTTTGCTCTTAAAGACAATGGCATCATTTGCAATACTCTTTACAATAAAATATCCGAACTCGTTTCAGGTAATCCAAATAGACTTACTAATGATGAAATGCTATCTATTAATACTACTTTGAGCAAATATGCCAAATACACAATTCATGAATTGACTGCTCTTAATAAAAAAGAAATCCCTGTTGGCACACCTATCTCTTTCCCTGCTATTATTGATTTATATGTTTCATCCTCTACTGCGACCAATCATCCCTCGAATTGAATGTTTTGGTAGCTTAGGTGCAATACGATTTACTGCACTTCCTTCAGGTACAGACCTGCCAAATACTAATCCTCTTCCTAATGGTGATGTTCTTGATGATCCACCACTTGTCATAGATAGAAATTTTCCTTTACCTACATTTTGACTTGCCACCCAAAACATTCTCACTATCGCATCACTCATATCATCATGCTTGCCTTCTGTTTGTGGTGCTTCTACTGTTATTAAATTCTTACTATGCACAGTCTGTTGCAATTCTAACATTTCTTGAATATAAGGCTCATGTCCATCCACTTCACAATTCTTTCTATTATATAAGACCAATCTTTTATCCCACATCATATCTTTAAAGTTCTGAAACATTTGACTTGTCAATTGCTTTGTCATTTGCTGTGTCTTTAATTGTGTTAATCCTCGTTTATTTAATGCTTGCTCAAATGGTATACCTGCCCATTGGTCAAATATCCCTTCTGTTATATAAAATCTCTTTGTGTAGTCTAAAACCCAATCTGCTACATCATCAAATTCTAGTCTTTCTTTATCTGCATATTTTCCTACACCTGCTTTAATCATATCT